ATGCTGTCAATGGTAGCAATCCGGATGGTATCACTACCCTGCTCTACCTTGAGCCCATTAGCGAGGGCTCTCTTGTAGTGGTACTGTGCTCTCTTAGGAGCTGAGCAGGATAGTATCACACACAAAAGAGAAAACCCGATAAGTGTGCGGTTAGTTAATCTATTAAGCATATCGGGTGTATTGAATAAGGGTAAAAAGTATCTCATAATGCTTGCAACATTGCTATCATTCGAGGACATGGGTAGATATCACTCTTATCTTTTCTCACACTGTTGTGGGTGTAGATGCCTGGAGTACCTTTGAAAGCCTCCGTATCAATGGCAAATATCTCTTTTCTATAGGTCTTGGGTATGTTGTAGGTCTCACATAGGTACACCAATAACTGACGGGTGCTTTCAATCTGCTCATCCGTATACTTGTGCCATAGAACATGACCTTTGAAGGGCTTATCCAGTACGGTAACCTCAGAAGGATCTACCACACTCTTGACGTAGTTGATGTACTTACCATTCACCTGCTTCAATGGGCCCCAATTGCATACCTCAATACCCACACTTAGCTTGTTGAGGTTTTGATATCTAAGCCCATGAGGTGCAAAGTCCTGATTATCTATGCCGAGGTGGTAAGCCCAGTGCTTGGAACTGAAGCATTGTACTATTGTACCCTTGTTTCCAATGACGAAGGCAGTAGCTATCCTGGTATCGTTGCTGTTCCAAAAACGAGCTACCCCAACAGCATTGCCATTGCCTGCTGTATGGTGGAGATATATCTGCTTTTTGGGAGCCTCCTCTTGGAAGTATTGGTCATTAGATAGGCGTACCTGTAATATCGTTGTTGTGTCTAATTTGGTCGGCATCTTTTTTTAACTCTTTTGCTCTGGTTATTAAATTCTTAGCACTCACCCATAGGTCAATGCCCTTAACTGCCTTGTAGTTTTCGTTAATACTCACTACCTCGATGGATACCAATACCAATGCGAGCATCTTAGTCAACATCAAAGGCACTGAAAAAAACGTTAAGATGATATCATTAAGGATAAAATAGTCAATGAGATAGAACAATATAACGGTTACCTCATACAACAACATCTTACTGATAACAGCAGATAACCTACGTGAGGTTATTGGTTGCTTGAGTTTCTTGGCCTTCCATACTCCCGTAATGGTATCAACGAAGATGGCAAACCCAATCAGGAACATGAGCCCTGTAATAGGCATAAAGAAAGCACCCATCATGGATAAGTAAAGCGGCCACTTATTCTGCAGTGCCGTTATTAGAATTGTTAATTGTGCTCTCATATTGGTTGTATAGTATGGTGTATATATCGTAGGTAAGTATGACCCATCCTGCAAGGCTAAGGTAATTCTCAGGCTGTTGGAGCAATGCAAGGCCAAGGCTAAGCATAAACACATGGTATGCAATACCCAAGCAGTTAATCAATGCCTGCAATATCTTTAGGAATACAAACTGTTTGTCCATCGGTTGTGAATATGTGAATATAAATCTCGTCTATCTGCTCCCATTCGGTGAAGGTATATGTAATATCATTGACTGTTACGCTATGCATACTTCTGTACTATTACTCTTTTCCATGCTGCTATATCGGTGGCTGAGGCTGAGTGCTGCACGGTGAAGATGAGGTAATTATCTGCGGTCTTGTTGAAAGGTATTAAGCTAATGGCACTTGTATTGTAATCGGTTGGTGCACTTGTACCTGTAGCAAAGCAATTCATGTTAGTAAGGTCCACATATATATTCCTTTCAAACCGTTGGAACCTTACAGTTGTACCCATTGAACCTGCTGAACCGAGAAGGGTAGCACCCGTTAAGCTGTTGGTGGTGTTTATGTAAAATCTAAATGTTGTTGAACCTGTACCACTGACATTAGTCCTATCTATGAAGGCCTTGATATAGATGGTGTTAGTTGTAGCAATAGAATTGGCAGGTATCAATACGGTTGCACTGATGGTATTATTCAATCCATTCACACCTAAGCCATAGCCATTACCAATGGTAGAGGGGTTACCACTACCGGTAACTGTTAAATCACCCTCACCAAGTACAGAGGCTCCGTTAATTGTCTTGATGTTGGTACCACTAACCAAGGTATCCTGCTTACCTGCTCGACCTGCAGCAACTGCTTGGTCAAACAATGCAGCCTCATCATCGGGGCCCACAGGGTACTTGCTTGGTTTAATGTTGTTACTCATGACCCCACAATTGTATTGGATGTAAAGGTGTAACTTGTCTCTGTGTCAATGTTAATAGTCAAAACAGCATACCATGTAGTAGGTGCTGAACCAGATAATAAGTTGATACCATCGGTAGTTAAACTTACACTTGTATACAAATCACCACCTGCATATAAATCAACTGCCATCGATTGAGGAGTTATACCTTCCGAGAGATTAAAGAAAATATAAAGAAAGCCTGCATCTTCATATAACACTGGGCTCTCATCAATTATTGTAACTCTATTATCCTCATCAATGGAGCTGATATCAGTCTCTCCTGAGTAGCTATTGATAACTACCGTACCATACCCCTCAAGGGCTCCGTTAACAGCAGCCATACCAAAGCCATTCTCAATGCTGTACGGTTGCCCCCATCCTATATCATTTGCCATTGTTGCTGTTTAAGTAGGTTAATAGTTTTTTGATGTTGCTCTTGTTCGGTTTTCTTACAGTACCCATCCTATATTGTAATTGTTAGTATCAGGATAAATGTCACCATTGCTGTTCGTATGGTACTCGGGGTAGAGTGCATTGTTAAACTGCAGGTGATCTATCATTCTTTGAGTATAGTTTTGAGCTATATCCCTCTGCTTGGAGATAAGCATATCAAGCTCCTGCTTCTCAATGGTGGTAGCACTCTCACTGCTGTGCTTGAACACTCCCTTGTTAGCAATGGTATACACACTGAAAGGTAGATATTCTACCATGGCCCAATGGATGAGACAAGGCTTCACATAGGTAGTGAGTAGGTTGAGGTAGGGCTGTTGTATCTCATCAATGGCTTGCACGGTGATGGTAGCGTCATTGTTACCTGCTTGGATGGTTAGTACATCACCTACCGTGTAGCCTGTTCCTGCAGTAGCTACGGTGTAAGATACCACCACGTTACCTGCTGTAACCAAGTCAACACCAAAGCCTGCACCTGTACCACCTGAGCAGGCAATACCTGTGAGGTTAGTATATCCTGTACCTCCTGCAGTCAAGGCTGTGGTAGTAGGTACACCTGCACCACTCACAGTGTTAAGTACATCGGCCTTAAGTTTGTTGAATAGGTCAGTACCGAGGTAGTTTTGAAGGTGAATATCCTGGGCTACCTTTATCCATTGGATGAAGTTGTCAGTATCCACATTGCCATTGACTGCAGTGTACTTAACGAGGTCCTGTCTTGTGATGAATAGTGCTTCCATTATTTATTGTAATCGGGATGGTGTCCATTGTTAGGCATATCAATAGGAGGGGTATTAGCCTCACCTGAGCCTCTTGGGTTAGGTTGGTAGCTCTTAGGTATGGTTGCTACCTGTTCGTTGCTTGAAAGGGCTTTATCGGGCCTCAATGTTCCATCGGGGTTTTTCTTCCGTTGGTATAGTTGCTCAGTCCAGAAGTGGCCACAATTCACACCACCTTTGAACTTAAATAAATCATAAGGCTGTCCTTTGTGTCCTAACTCCTCATTCACTCCTGCTCTGCTTGCAGCATCAATGTCCTCCAATCGGTATACCACTCCGTTGTTGGTACGTCTCATCATCTGCTTGCAGAAGTCTCGGCTGTTGTCCTTGTTGTATCTCTCACTGTACCGGTATCTCACCTTATAGATGGACTTATCCAGGTAGCTAAATCCATTCGGGTTGCTCTTAATCACGGATGCAAGTCTCTGCAACATGGATGGTTTGGGTGCTAAGACTCGGTTAGCCCAATCCTCAGTGCTGTCATTATCGGCAGAGTACTCTCTCTCCTCAACAAGCTCCCATACCTCTCCATCCACTTGCTCCCCGTCAAGGTTTCCAAGGACCTCATTGAGCACCTCATCACTTACATCCTCTTTCTT